ACCGTAGAAGGTGTTAAGCAATTGAAAGTGGAAGCAGAGCAAGGTCGCCAATATACAGCAGATTTAATTGACCAAGCTGTTGCTTCTCGTACACGTGCTCAAGGTGATGGATTTAATGCTGAATCGTATAAAAACATGCTCGTACGTGCAGCTGATTTAGACTACATCAAGGATGAAATTAAAGCTTATGAGGAAATGGCAGGGCAACGCTTTACACCAGGTCGTCACACAAATCCTGATGATCCAAACCGTGGTCAAGGTGGAGGCAACGAAGAGGACGACATCATTGTTTCAGAATCATACAAAGGAGATGACAAGTAATGTTGAATAAAAGAGGCGGAATTTTACCAGATGATTATGGATTATCCCTCACTGTTTTTGCGCAGGACGCTACAAATGTGAATCCAATTAAAGCGGGAACGCCAATGAAACTGGCAACTACCGGTGCTTATCACGCAGTAAGATGTGCTGATGGTGATGCTATTCAATTAGTGGCCAAGCATGGTGTGATTGATCCTGATGCTCCATTAGGTGTTCATGCATATGGGTATTCTCGAAACAATGAATTTCCATACACAGGTACCATTGCAGTTGGTGATTCAGTCGTTGCCAATGCAAGTGGCGGTGTGAAAAAAGCAAGTGTTGCTAATGGTTCGTATGTGGCTTTAGTTAATACAAGTAAAAAAACAGTAGAAGTTCTACTGCCTTAATGGAGGGAAAAGCATGAAATTTACAGGCAAAATTAAAAATAGTCGTGGGGAAATCATCGAATTAAAGAACGGTTCTGAATTAACTTCAGCCATGAGAAATTCAGCTCAAAAAGACGGTCGTATTGCTGGTCAAGCTGAGGATTTACTTAGCAAAAACAGTTCTGCTACTTTCCGTTCTTACCTTGCTTCTCAGGGTGTAACACTTAAAGATGCTATTCGTGCATTAGGCATTCAAGATATTGGCTCTCAGCAAGTACGTGCTCTTTATGAAAACAACAACACAAAGCCTTTATTCAATGCTGTATTAGAGGATGGATTCCGCGAAGGATACTTAGCGGCAGGTCGTGCAGATCAGTTAATTGCTAAGACCATTACAATGGACCAAATGAGCTACCAATATTACAACTTGGAAAACAAGGATAATGATGATCTTGACTTAAGCTTTGTAGGTCAAGGCGCACCAATTCCAGTTGTGACAATCAAATTAGATACTGATCACACTATCTTTGTTTACAAACGTGGTGGTGGTATTGAAATCACAGATGAAGCAAAGTCAATGAACATTGATATGTTAGCTCTTCACTTACGAAAACGTGGTATGCAAATGGGGCGTACAGATGAGAAATTAGCTATTCAACGTTTATTGAACGGCTATTTCAAAGATGGTACAGATGCAGCACCAACACTTGGAGTGAAAACAGCGAATGACTGGAGACTTACTGACATTTGGTATGCACAACAATACGCTGCTCAAAAATATGGATTCTCTTATAATCGTGTTCTGATGAACTTGAAAACAGCAGAACAATGGGCAACTCAAAAAGAAGCAAACGGAAACCTTATTTTCTTAAACGAATTGAAAAAAGGTGAACTGCCAAATGTCATTAACACGGTTCCTTTCGTTACAGAAGAAATGCCAGATAATCGCATTATGTTAGTTGATACAAATCTAGCATTAGCTGAGTATCAGTACAAAGGCTTCTCTGGTGAGAATGACCGCAATGTTAAGACACAGGTTGAAGGCTCGTATGCGACTGTAACGTCTGATTACATTCCATTTGATCCAAATGCACGTCTTATCTTAACGCTTGATCAAACTAGACCATAAGGAGGGATAGTATGGCTGCTGTTAAAAAGAAAAAAGATAAACTAAAAGACCCTGCTACTCAGTTCGCTGAGATTTATAGTGAAGGGTCTTTTTCATTGACTCGAGAGCAAGAGAAGGAGTTACCAAAGAATCCTTCTCATGAGCTTTTAAAGCGTATTGAGGCAGGTTTTATTGTAGAGGTGAAATGACATGCCTTATGCAACTGTAGCTGAAGTAAAAGAACGAGTTTCGTTTAATGAAATCACGGTCATGTCTACTCCTAAATTACAAGGTTACATTGATCGTGCTACATCTTGGATTCATCGAGAGGCTCAACGGAAGTTTAAAGATGAAACAGACGAGGACTTGCTGGCAGACCTTCGCACAGCTACTGTATTGCTTGTTGAGTACTTATGGTACCAGGATAATCCTGATATCAAAGAAAGCTCATTAAGCCCTATCGAAACAGAAAAGATAGGTTCCTACTCTTACACAATGAGGGATGTTCAAACAGTGGACTCCATCAAAGAGAGGGAGTATGAAGGCACGCGAACAGGTATTAAAGAGCTGGATTTAATTTTGCAGTCTCTTAAACAGGACATCCCAACAGGCATTTCATTCTTTTCTATCTCGGGTCCGTCAAGTGGGTATGGTGTATGAGGTTTGAGCGTATTCTTACTCATCGTTGCACAATAGTTTTAACTGGTCAGAAGATAGGTGAAACCGAGTATGGCAAGCCTATTTATGGCGGGTTGCCTACTGAAAATGTTCCTTGCCGCGTTGATCAAATTAAGAGAAGAGCTTCTGTTGATCAGTACGGTGTTGACTTTATCACTGAAAACATTTTGTTTTTAGGTCCTGACCAACAAATCCTTAGTGATGCAAAGATAAAAGATATTCAGGATTTACAAGGGAATGTCGTTTTAAAAGGCGTGTATTCACCTGAAAATGTGAGACCTGTTTACTCTAAAGTACGTCTTCATCACTATGAAATCACACTTCAAAAGGAGAGTGATTCAGATGGCGAAAAAGAATCTTAAATTTGATTTTAAGATTGATGAATCTATTAAAGAAGCGTTATCTCCTGAAAAGCTAAAAGAGGCTAGGAGAAATGCTGTTACTGTTGCTGGAATGGCGTGGGCCGATGAAACAAAGGAGATTGTAAGAGAGGATGATCATATTGATACGTCCTTGTACATTAACTCCATCGGATATCTAACAGACATTCCAGCCCAGGACAAAACAGGGAAAGGTTCACGTACAGCTACTCAAAACGATGTTGTACATGAACTCATTGAAGGCGATGACACAACTATCTTGTTAACAGGTTCAGGTGTTAGTTATGCGGAAATCCTTGAAAAGAAATATAACATTATGGCTCGCGGATTAGACCGTGCTAGTGAAAGAATGGATCGAGTAGCGCAAGTCCAGATCCAAAAGACATTAGGCTTATAGGAGGCAATCATGATTAAGTACGTAGATCCTATCCCTCCTATCCTTCGATTTTTTAAAAGTCGAACAGACTATCATATAGACGCTAATACCTTTCAATCAAACATTAGTGAAGGGTTATTAGTACGTAGCGCTGGAGGTATCGGTTTTAGCCGTATCCAGCTTATTTATCGTGCTTCAGAAGAGTCAGAAGCGATGAGCAAACTTATTAACTGTGTCAACTTGTTAGAAGCCCAATCATCCTCTATACAAAGCTTGCGTGTTGAGTGGTGTGAAAGAGAAGGAAATCCAATTACATCACGAGACGACGACACTGACAAGCCAGAAGCATGGTGTTACATGCGATTAGAACATTTAGAAGCATAGGAGGTCATTTCATTGGCTGAAAAAAATGAAAGCAAGACAAAACAAACAACTGAACGAAAGATTATCTGTAAAGGTCCCGTTGATAAAAACAATGGGGCTATTATTTTTCGCTTACCACCTGAAAGAAGAGATGGGAAGCCTTTTGATATCGTGCAAGGTCAAACCCTTGTTGTAGGTTCTGATATCTCAGAGGAAACAGCAGATCAATTGTTAGACTCAAAATCTTGGGAATTTGAAGAGGTGACAAAATAATGGCTGATATTTATAAAGTTAATTCAAAGAATTTTGTAGGTGGTCCAGGTCGTTTAGTTGTAGCTGATATGAGTGTTGCCGCTCCAACAAAGATTTCAGATGTTATGGATTTAACAGATCCTTACGCACTAAAAGATGGCTGGAAAGATCTCGGCGCAACGAGTGATGGGATTTCTATTACTCGCGGTTGGGATACAGAAGATTTTGAAGTAGATCAGGTAATGGGTGCCGCAGATACAGATGTTTCAAGCTTCGAGCATGGACTAGAAACACAATTAGCTGAGAATACGATTGAAAATCGTCAATTAGCATTAGCTGGGGGCTCTATTATTGAAACGCCAGCTGCAGTAGGTACGGGTCAAGTACTTGGTGGAGCTCTTGCATCAGGTGCTCGTATTATCACGTTATCAACTGCGAATCCAGCATTTAAAGCTGGTGGGTGGTTACGACTAGGTACAAGCGAACTTATTAAAATCTCTAGCGTAAATGGTACAACTGTCAATGTAGAGACAGGAGTTAGCAAAGCTTATACAACATCTGACCAAGTGTACCCAGTAACAGAGTTACCTTCAAAACGCATTGGTTATGGAACAGTAACGGATATTCCGTTTAAACGTTATGTACTTATTAGCCAGAAGAAGGACGGCTCACTATATATGGCTGTTATTCGAAAAGCAAAAGTGTCAGGGGATTCCAAGCAGCAAGATTTCAATAAAGGAAAACGTGTTCTTCCATTCCAGTTACAAGCCTTTCCTGAAGACGGTGTATCAAAAGAAGAAAACGTATATTACGAAATCGAACAAGCAATTTAAGGGAGGACTTATAAATGGGTGTAGAAGCAAAATTAAAAACATTAGACGTTGAAAAAAATCTTGGTGT